ATGTGTATGAGTGGTACACATCCGGTCCCCGGCAGCGTCTACAGCCTGGGGGTGCCATCATCATTGTGATGACCCGCTGGTCAAAGAGAGATTTAACAGGGCAGATCCTGAAGAACTCTTCTAGAGATGGCACTGATGATTGGGAAGTGATTGAGTTTCCCGCCATTCTTCCATCAGGAAACCCTCTGTGGCCTGGATTCTGGAAGAAAACTGAGCTTGAAGCCATCAAAGCTGAGATCCCCGTGGGTAAGTGGGAGGCTCAGTATCAGCAAAATCCCACCTCAGAAGAGGGTGCGATTGTCAAACGGGACCAGTGGAAGATTTGGGAGGGTGAAGATCCTCCTGAGTGCGAGTACATCATCCAATCCTGGGACACCGCCTTTGAAAAACACAACCGTGCTGACTTCTCAGCCTGCACAACCTGGGGTGTTTTCCGCAAAGAGAATGAAAAAGGGCAGTACAAGCCAAACATTATCTTGCTCGATGCTTTCAAAGAGCGCATGGAGTTTCCAGATTTGAAGGCAAAGGCTTATGATCTGTGGAAATACTGGAACCCTGACACCTTGATCGTGGAAAAGAGGGCGGCAGGATCGCCCTTGATCTATGAATTGAGGAAGATTGGCATCCCTTTGTCGGAATACACACCGTATAAAGGTCAAGACAAGATAGCCAGGGTCAATTCCATCGCAGATCTGTTTGCGTCTGGGGTGGTATGGAGGCCAGAAACAAGGTGGGCAGAGGAAGTTGTGGAAGAAATGGCATCTTTCCCTAACGGGGACCATGATGACCTCGTGGACTCCTCCTCTCAGGCCCTTATGAGGTTCAGGCAGGGTGGTTTCATCTCTGTTGCCTCAGATGAAGATGATGGTGAAGAAACCTTTCTTAGACGCCGCGTTGAATATTACTGAGGAACGTCATGGCAACCAATTTTGACCCCGCTTTGTCCCCTATGGACCCCACCCTGATGACCGATGAGCCGGTCATTGAGATTGAAATTGAAGATCCTGAGTCCGTAAAGGTCGGAATCGACGGATTTGAGCTTGATTTGGAAGAATCTTCAGAGATGTCTGAGGAGTTTGACGCTAATCTTGCCGAAGACATGGATGATGGAGAGCTTGCAAACCTTGCATCAGAGCTAATTGGCCTTGTAGATGCTGACATTAACTCCCGCAAGGACTGGTCTGACATGTTTGTCAAAGGCTTGGAAGTCCTGGGGATGAAGTATGAAGAAAGGGCAGAACCCTGGCTAGGGGCATGTGGCGTTTACAGCCCAATTTTGACAGAAGCTGCCATCAGGTTCCAGTCGGAGATGATCACTGAGACCTTCCCCGCCCAGGGTCCGGTTAAAACCCAGATCATCGGTGAGGTGACAAAGCTCAATACCGAAGCTTCTGAGCGCGTTCGTGATGACATGAACTACCGCCTGACAGAAGAGATGGTGGAGTACCGCCCTGAGCATGAGCGTCTCCTTTATGCCCTGGGCCTGTCCGGCGCAGCGTTTAAAAAGATCTACTACGACCCATCAATCGGGCGTCAGGCTGCCCCGTTTATACCCGCCGAAGACATCATCATGCCCTACGGGGCCAGCAACATTTACACGGCAGAGCGGGTTACGCATGTGATGCGTAAAACAAAGAACGACATCCGTAAACTTCAGGCAGAAGGCTTCTATGTAGACGTAGACCTGGGTGAACCTGTCAGGATCTTCACAGACATCGAGAAGAAGAAAGCTGAAGAGCAAGGGTATACCCTGACGGATGATGACCGTTACCAGCTTCTTGAGATCCATGTGGACTGGAACCTTGAGGGCGAAGATGATGAGGTTGCCAAGCCATACATCGTCACCATTGACCGTGGAACCACCAAAGTTTTGGCAATCCGCCGGAACTGGAATGAAGATGACAAGCGTTGTTTAAAGCGCCAACACTTTGTCCAGTACACCTACATCCCCGGATTTGGGGCCTACGGACTAGGCTACATCCATATCATCGGCGGATATGCTCGGGCCGGAACCTCCATCATCAGGCAGCTTGTTGACGCAGGCACCCTGTCCAACCTTCCCGGTGGCCTGAAGAGCCGTGGCCTTCGGATTAAGGGTGATGACACCCCCATCGCCCCTGGCGAGTTCCGTGACGTAGATGTTCCATCCGGCAGTGTGCGTGACAACATCATGCCTCTTCCGTACAAGGAGCCAAGTCAGGTTCTTGCCACCCTGCTGGATAGGATTACCGAAGATGGGCGGCGGCTTGCGGGTATCGCAGATCTGAAGATCAGCGACATGAGCGCCCAGGCGCCGGTGGGTACAACCCTAGCCATCCTTGAAAGGCAGCTTAAAACGATGTCTGCTGTGCAGGCTCGTGTGCATTCTGCCCTGCGGATGGAATTTAAACTGATCAAGCAGATCATCCGGGACTACATGCCGCCGGACTATTCCTACATCCCTGAAGGAGGAGACCGAGCTGCAAAGCAGGCCGACTACGACATGGTGGAGGTCATCCCGGTTAGCGATCCAAACGCAGCCACGATGGCGCAGCGGATCATGCAGTATCAGGCAGCCCTACAGCTTGCCCAGGGCGCACCTCAGATCTATGACCTGCCACAACTCCACAGGCAGATGCTTGAGGTTCTTGGCATTAAGAACGCAGAAAAGCTTGTGCCGCTAGATGAGGACCAGAAACCCAGGGATCCAATCAGCGAAAACATGAGTTTCCTGACAGGAAAACCCACTCAGGCATTCATCTATCAGGACCACGACGCCCACATTGCTACCCACATGGCAATGATGCAAGACCCCAGCATCATGGCAATGATCGGCCAAACCCCGATGGCCCAGCAGGTTCAGGGCGCAATCATGTCCCATATTGCCGAGCATTTGGCGTTTTCCTACCGGGCAAAGGTGCAAGAGCAGCTTGGTGTGGAACTTACCCCGCCGGATGCAGAACTGACTGAACAAACAGAGGTCCAAATCTCCAGGCTGGTAGCACAAGCTTCTCAACAGCTTCTACAAACAAATGTTGCCAAGGCCCAGCAACAACAAAACCAGCAAATGGCCCAAAACCCTGCCCTGCAAATGCAGCAGGCAGAACTCCAGCTTCGTGCCCAAGAACTCCAGCGCAAAGACGAAGATTCCAAACGAGATTATGAAATCGCTATGCAGAAGCTTCAGCTTGAACAGGAGCGTCTTGCTATCGATGCTCAGAAAGAGGCAGCCCGCCTCAACATGCAAGAGCGTCAGAACGACAAAAAACTCAAGTCTGACATGCTCAAACACATGACCAAACAGGTCAAGTCTCCTCCCCCCCAACGACGACAGTGAGGTTTAAATGGCAACCAATGCGCTTTCCTTGGTGCTAAAAGAAATCGAAGAGAAGAGAGAGTCAGTGGCTCTTTCTCTCGTCGATGGCTCGGCAAAAGATTTTGCTGAGTACAAGTCCATGACCGGAGAGATCCGAGGTTTATCTCTGGCTCATGGTTATATAACTGACCTCGTGCGAAGAATGGAAAGAGAAGACGATGAGTGAAATACTCCTATCGACAGGCGAAGAAGCCATCCCAACTGTTTTGCCGGAAACGGCAGAAGAAAAAGCCAAGCAGCTACCCCAGCCTGCCACTTACCACATCCTCTGTGCTTTACCAGAGATTGAAGATAAGTACGACAGCGGGCTGATCAAAGCAGGGCAGACCATGCACTTTGAAGAAGTGATGTCACCAGTCCTGTTTGTGATTGCAATGGGGCCTGACTGCTACGGCGACAAAGAACGGTTCCCAAGCGGACCATCTTGCAAGGTTGGAGACTTTGTTCTGTGCCGCCCTAACACCGGCACCAGGGTGAAAATTCATGGTCGAGAGTTCAGGATCATCAATGACGACAGCGTCCAAGGTGTCGTAGAAGATCCTCGCGGTATTAGCCGTGCATAAGGAGTAAAAGATGGCAACATTTAAAGCTGATGAGTTCAAGTTTCCCGATGAAAAACCGGAAACAAAAGACGAAAAAGTTGATTTTGAGGTCGAAAGTGATACTGAAATCGAGGTGGTAGACGACACCCCGGAAGAGGATCGCAACCGCACCCCAATGAAAGAAGCTCCTTCAGACGTAACTGAAGAGGAGTTAGCCCAGTACACGGAGAGCGCCAAGCAGCGCATTAAGCATTTCTCCAAGGGATACCACGAAGAGCGGCGGGCAAAAGAGGCAGCCGAACGTGAGAAACATGAAGCTTTACGTCTAGCCCAAAGTCTTGTTGAAGAAAACAAGAAACTTCAAAGTAACCTGGGCCAGGGCCAGCAAGCCCTTTTGGAACAGGCAAAACAAGTTGTAGCCCGAGAGCTTGATGACGCTAAACGCAAATACAAAGAGGCATATGAATCTGGAGATTCTGACGCCCTGGTAGAGGCGCAAGAGCTAATGACCACTGCCCGCATCAAGGCAGATAAAGTAAATAATTTCAAACCAGCTTTACAACCAAAAGAAAATGTTGTAAAAACCGACCCGAGGGAAAGTGAAAGGCCCCAAGTTGATCCAAAAGCCAATGCGTGGAAAGAATCCAATCCTTGGTTTGGTGAAAACAAGCGGATGACCGCTATGGCTCTAACGATCCATCAGGAAATTGTGGAAAGTGGGGTAGATCCCAGCAGCGATGAGTATTACAACAGACTGAACGGAGAAATCCGCCAAGTATTCCCAGATGCGTTCCCCTCTGAGAAAGTTGCAAGAAAGTCAGTTGTTGCACCTGCCACACGCAGCACTGCGCCAAAAAAGATCGTGTTGACACAGTCTCAAGTAAACATCGCCAAGCGGCTTGGAGTTCCCTTGGAACAATATGCCCGTCAGGTTGCGGAAGAAATGAGGAAACAAAATGGCTGAACGTACACCCCGTGAGAATCAAACCCGTGTTGCTTTTGAGCGACCGAAGCAGTGGCTTCCGCCTGAACTGCTGCCTAATCCAAACCCGGAAGAAGGCTTTGAGTTTCGCTGGATCAGGGTTAGCACCCTGGGAACAAGTGATCCGATCAACATTTCCTCGAAACTCCGCGAAGGCTGGGAGCCTGTAAAAGCCTCTGAGCATCCCGAGATCCAATTGATGGACGTTGGCGAAAAACGCCGGTTTCCAGATAGCATTGAGGTTGGTGGACTTATGCTTTGCAAAACACCCAAAGAGTTTGTTAACCAACGCAATCAGTACTTTCAGCAACAAACTGATGGTCAGATGGCTTCGGTTGACAATAATTTCATGCGCGATAATGATGCCCGGATGCCTCTTTTCAAAGAGCGGCGCTCCGAAGTATCGTTTGGACGCAAGTAATCTTATTTGGAGTCACAAATGGCATATCCTTCTGTCGACGCCGCATACGGTTTCAAAGCCATCAACGAACTAAATGGCCTTCCGTATGCTGGTGCTACCCGCCAGATTCCGATTCAGCGTAACTACAGCATCGCCCTTTTTCATGGCGACTTGGTTAAGTTTGAGTCTGGTCTGGTTGAAATCACGGACATGGTCGAAAGCACCAACTCTGCCCTCTTTGGTCAGATTGGTGTGTTCGTCGGTTGTTCGTACACCAGCCCTTCCACCGGCCAACTGCTGTTTGCTCAATACTATCCCGGTAGCATTGCAGCCAACGACATCGTTGCCTATGTTGTGGATGATGATCGCGCTGTGTTTAAAGCAGTGATGATCTCGCAAACCAGCGCCATCTCCAACACTGCTACCGCTGTTGGTTATGCTTCGCAAGCCTTTGTTGGCACCAACCTGTACTCGATCACGGGCACGGCTGGTAGCACCACCACTGGCAACAGCAAGATGGGCGTTTCGGGCGCTTGCCCCACCAACGGCGCTGGCGACACTCGCGTGTTGACCTCTGCTCCGTTCCGTGTGGTCGGTATTGTTCCTGAGACTGGTGTGACGTTGTCTGGCTCGGGCACCTGCTCGACCACCACCATCACCCTGGCAGCCGCTGTTACGGGCCTTCAGGCCGGTATGCAATTTATCGTCCCCGGCGTTACCAACGCCAACCAGGGTGACTATAACTTGGTGACCAACGTGAACGGCACCTCTGTGACCATTAGTCGTTCTGTGACTATCGCTTCGGCAACTGCCATGACCTTCGTGGGCTTCCCCGAAGTGCTGGTTAAGTTCAACCAGGGCTATCACAGCTATCAGCAACCGCTGGCAACCGGCATCTAAGGAGTAATTCAAAATGGCAATTTCTCGTGCCCAGCTACTGAAGGAACTCCTGCCCGGCCTTAACGCCCTGTTTGGCATGGAGTACAAGCGCTACGGCGAAGAACACAAAGAGATCTACGAAACCGAGACCTCTGAGCGTTCGTTCGAAGAAGAAACCAAACTGGCTGGTTTCTCCGCAGCTCCTGTGAAGGCAGAGGGTTCTGCTATTGCGTATGACAACGCGCAAGAAGCATGGACTGCTCGCTATAACCACGAAACCATTGCGATGGGTTTCTCTATCACCGAAGAGGCGATGGAAGATAACCTGTATGACAGCCTGTCGGCTCGTTATACCAAATCGCTGGCTCGTGCTATGGCTTACACCAAGCAGGTCAAGGCTGCTGCTGTTCTGAACCAAGGCTTTAATAGCGCTGTTACCTACGGTGACGGTGTTAGCCTGTTCAATACATCGCATCCGCTGATCTCTGGTGGTGTCAACAGCAACCGTCCCTCTACCGGCGCTGACCTCAATGAAACTTCGCTGGAAAGCGCAGTTATTCAGATTGCAGGTTGGACTGATGAGCGTGGTTTGCTGATCGCCGCTAAGCCGAACAAGCTGATTGTTCCGCCGTCGCTGATGTTCGTTGCTACTCGTCTGCTGGAAACCGAACTTCGTGTTGCCACTGCCGATAACGACATCAACGCATTGAAGAATAATGGCTCCATCCCTGGTGGATATACCATTAACCACTTCTTGACCGATACGAACGCTTGGTTCCTGACCACTGACGTTCCTAACGGCCTGAAGCACTTCGTGCGTACCCCCATGTCTACCAGCATGGATGGTGACTTCGACACCGGCAACGCCCGCTATAAGGCTCGTGAGCGTTATAGCTTCGGCGTCAGCGATCCGCTGGGTATCTTTGGATCCCCCGGCGCGTCCTGATAAACATACTTTAAGTATGTTGGAAAAGGGGGCTTGTGCCCCCTTTTCTTTTGATGTATAAATATAAAAGTCCAAGGTTTCCAACTGCTTGCTGACCGACTTGGCGGACTGACCTCACAGACAGCAAGCGCAATTTGAGGATAGAAGCATGGCTTCAACGACCTTCTCCGGCCCGGTTACTTCGACCAATGGTTTTATTGGCCCCATTGTTGGTGATGTAGCTGGTAATGTGACCGGCACCGTAACTGGCAACGTGGTTGCAACCGCAGGTTACATTCAACTCCGTACAGCCACAACCGCACAAATTGCATCTGCCACCTCGACAGTAAACACTGTTGGCAAAGCTGCTGGCACCATTGTTTTCAATACCACTCTTGGTACATTGAAGATTGCAACTGGCGCAACTGCTACTAGCACTTGGGTCAACGCTGACGGCACGACTGCTGTTACTCCTTCTTAATAGGAGAGCATCACCATGATGCAAACTGATGTTAAATCAACGCATACGGGCGGCACCCAGACCAATTTGGCACTTGTGTCTGGTAGGGTGCGCCTGAAGTCCGTGATCATTACGGGC